ATAGAAACAATCCATAGGTGATATAATCATGATACTTTCTCTATGTCCTCTTCTGATACATAACCTTGGTGCATAACTCTTTGTCTGTTATCCAAGTGTTGTTCTTCAACTAAATCTTTATTCTCTCCGTTATATGGAACTGCATGTGAATCTAAAATCATTTGTTTATTTATATCTACTTTATGTCCAAATACTGGGTGACCTTCTATATGGTGTGCATATAGTGTTCCTAAGATTCTACCAAACTTACCTTTATCATGTGATACAAGTGATACACTTTCACACTCCTCTAGTAGTTTTTTAAGGTGTTTCTTACTTGCTTTACCGAATAGTTTTTCTACTTTATTTCTAGTTCTAGATTCTGGCGTGTCAATTCCAACCATTCTAACTCTTTGTTTTTTGTAAACCATACCGAAACCTAAATCGATATCCACATCAATAGTGTCTCCATCTACGACTTTGACAACACTTACTTTATACTCATACATTATTTTTCTTCCCAGTTTTGGATTGCACGTTTAATTGAATCTTCTGCTAACACTGAACAGTGTAGTTTTATAGGTGGAAGTTCTAATGCGTCTGCAATATCCTTATCTTTAATTTCCTTGGCTTCTTCTATAGTTAAACCTTTTAACATTTCAACGAACATAGTTGAACTTGCTATTGCACTTCCACAACCATATGTTTTAAACTTTACGTCTTCTATAACATTGGTATCGGGATTTAGTTTCAATTGAAGTTTCATAACGTCACCACATGCGGGAGCACCCGTCATTCCTGTTGCAACATTCGGGTCGTTGGGGTCGAATCTTCCGACTGAGAATTGTTCGGGTGAATTTAAAACACCTTCGAACCTCTCAATCACTTGTTTACTATATGCCATTACTCTTATTTATAATAAAAAAGAAGGGACTAGTTAGTCCCCTCTTCTAGTTCTACATTTTTGTGGGAACTCTGAACAATAGAGCATCATAGCCTCCAGTAATACAACTGTCGGAATGACCTCCTCTACTTTTTTTCAGTTTTCTCTTCCTCTTGTAGTTCATCTGTCTGTCTATCAACTTCGTCTGCTACAGTGTTAACAACACCTGTTGCAGTATTAGCTGCTAAAGTTCCAACTGAGACTACATCATCTGCAACTGCGTTTACCAATGTTTGAGTTCCTTGAACTGCTCCATCGACAACACCAGTTGTAAACTCTTTACCACCTTCAATAACTGCTCCAACCGAGGCACATGAAGGAAGTAATATACCCACAAAAATAGCAAAGTATGCTATTTTCATTGTTTACTCCGTTATGGATTAATTTCATTAGACCTCCAACTGAGAATCTAACTCCTAGAGTATTTAGTGTCAAACAAGTCCCAATCCATAGGATTTTGGGTTTTCTTGTATTGGGTAAATGTTCTATCGTAATCATATGCAATATACAAACCAAAACCACCTAATGAGGCTGCAAGAAGTATATAACCTATTGCAATTGGTATTATTGGGAACATATAAAACATTATCAATGTATGTGCAATCAATACACTATACACATAAAACTTTATACTAATCAGAAGGTGCCACATCTTTACCTAAAAGTAAATCTTTGAAGTCATTTGAATGCCAATAACTGTCCAGTGTGATATCCACTACCAGTGCAATCAAAACGAATGTTAAAATTATTCCGAGATATAGATTAATAAATGCATTAATCTTCATCCAGCGTATCATGTGTTTCATAGTGTCTCCTAACCAAAGAATGAATCTAAACTTGCAACTGGTTCTACATTCCAGTTAATTAAGTTTACGATATTCTTTAATGGTTCTGTAAATGCTTTATCAAATTGCATATCATAATCAATGAATCTATGTAAATCTAGTTCCCTAGGAAGTGAACTGATAAACGATATGACATTCTCATTGATTGGGTTTGGTGTTGTGAGATATGAGAAACGAATCTTATCTGAGTTCTTAATCATTTCATATCTCATGTCGAGGTTCTTGGATTTCAATAAGTTGTTGTGTAGTAGAGAACCTCGAACATGAATTGGTGTTCCCTTAGAATAAATGTTTGTTGGACAAGAGTATTGTGCAAGATTCTTTACACCTCTTGGGAATGCAACCTCTTCGGGTGGAAGGTTTCTGAACTCTTTACGTGCAGTCTCTACGAACTCCCATAGTTCTTGTTCAGTTCCATTCATAACCACCTTTAAGGCTTCTGTTAGTTTTGTTCTGACCCATTGAGGTGTAGAAGACTTTGCAGTTTCGATACCCATCATTTTAAGTTTCGGTTCTGCAAGTCTTACACCTTCGTTGTCATATACATTTAGAATGTATCTTTTCTTTGCAGTCCAAATACCTCTGTCTGCAATTACTTCTCTCCCCATTTGCATTTTTTGTTGGAATGCATTAGTGTATTCTGCAAGGTCTTTGAATCCTTTTGCAAGAACTTGTTCAATCATTCCTTCGGATTTGTTTAGGAAATCTACAATCTTGGTCTTGTCTGTTTCTTCGGGTAAGACTTTCTTAACCAGTTTGTCCATAGTGATATAGACTGAATCAGTATCCATTGCAATCACATAGTCTTCGTTATCTGTTTCAAGTGTTTTGTTTAGGAACTCATTGATAGTTTTCTCTGACCACTTGATAATTAACTGACCACTGGTTGTAATTGACTCTGCAAGGTCAATAGAAAAGAATGCAAAGTATTGATTTGCAAGAGCTCCATATGCAGAGTTAAGTGCAATCTTACGAACCTGTTGATTGTTGTATGCACGTTTGATAAGTGTATCAAGTTCTTTCTTACGTTTGGTTTCTTTACAGAGTTCTCGTTCTTTCTGATAACCAATCATTTTCTTCTTCCACTCTTTTCTCTCGTCATAGAGTCGTTCCATAAGTTCGGGAAGGAAACCTTGTTTATCTTTAGAATACATTACACCATTTGGACACACTGTATGACCCTGTTGATACACATAAGATAAGTCTGATTCTTTGTTTAACATTCTCTCCACATTGATATCTTGTCTGTTTCCCTTTATCATTTTCTCGGGTGAGATATTGTATTGCATAATAATATGTGGATACAGTGAGTTCAAGTCGAATGACACTACCCAATCATGTCCACCGACTATTGGGTCTTTAACATATGCACCAACGATTTGGTGTGTCTTATCATTACCACTCTTCAGTCTTTGTGGTGGTGTTTGTATGTTTTGTTCTTTGAGGTGATTGTAGATTATAGTTTCCCAATACTTCACCATTCCGAAAGTGTCATTGTAATTACACTTTGCATTGTATGACATTGCACAAGTCAATTCAATCAGTCCTAGTTTCTCTTCTAGTTCTTCAACAAGGACAACGTCTTTGACATTATATTCTAAGAATTTTGCATAGTCCTGTTTGTAAAGTGTATGAAGATTTCCATACTCTGAGTAATCTAGTTTACCAGTTCCAAGTTCTACTTGTGCAATGTTTTCTAGTTTGTAGGATTCTTGATTTACGAATGTATGTTTACGATACAGTTCAAGATAGTCAAGAACATTGATACCATATAGATTGAATATCATTTGTTTCTGACCAAAACCCGAATGGAATTCTCTCACGTCACATTGATTCCATGGTGAAAGCTTCTTGTGTTCTCCCTCACCAAGTATTCTGTCGATACGATTACATAGATATGTAATATCGAATGAGTTTACATTCCAACCTGTAATGATATCAAAAGATTCTGTTCTCCAGTATTTGATAAACTTGAGTAATAGTTCTGATTCATTTTTACAGTTGTAATAAACTACGTCTGTTCTGTTGTGTTCCCAAGGGCCGATACCAAAGACATGTGTATCTTTACCAATTGGTTTCAATGAAATTGCATTGACCTTTTCGTTTGCATAGATTGGTTCGGGGAATCCGTCTTCACACTCACACTCAATATCAAGTGTTGCAATCTTTATGTGTTTCAAGTCAAACTCTATGTCACCTTGAAACTTATCTGCAATGTAAGTGTAAATGTATCTGTCGTATCCATGGATTTCGAATCCTTCGACACCACTGTATCTCTCTCTGAACTTTCTTGCACCACCCATAGAGTTTAGATTCACTGCTTCCAGTGGTCTTCCGTCTAAACTTTTGAATGGTGTTTCCCCTTTCTTAGAAGGGATATAGTGATTTGGTCTATAAGATACAGAAAGTTTTTGTTGTTTTCCGTTCTTATAACCTTTGACTAGAATCTTGTCTCTAGTCCGACAAACATTTGTATAGAAATCCATGTAGTTATTATACTACAATAGGGTCTATTCTGTCAATGTGGTTCTGTCTGTATATTCTGAAAAATGTTTTTTAACTACGTCTTTTATATCTTCGTAATGTGCAATCTGTTCCATTTCTTTTTGAATGGTTTCTACATGGTCTCCATGTTCTGCAACACCAACTGAATTCTTGCATTGAACAAGAATGTTAGCTTTATGTTTTGCAATCTGACCGTCTGCATGTCCGATAACACCTCTAAGAATTTCACTTGTCATATCTTTCATTACTTACCTCTTTTATTACCTGTTGCAACTTTGAAGTTTGTTTCTAATTGTGGTCTTGGTTCAAAGACTGTTTGCACTAAATTTTTATTAATAAGAAAGTTATATTCTTTTGCATACGGAATCCATGGTGCAAGTTTCACTTCGAACTTTCCGTCTTGCACGTCTGTAATACAAAGTTGTGCATCAACAATTTTATAGTCACCAAATAAAGTTTTTTCAACAAAACCTATGATAACTTCTCCTGTATCAAGTCTTATACATTTTACTTTAGACACTTCTGACAATCTCCTGTAGTTCGATTGAACGTCTTCCTACTTGTTTGAACCAACGTGAGTCTTCCATTTCGACTGCAACCTTTTCCCAATCACATGCAACAACACCTTTCCACATATTATTAAACTTACCAAATCTAGTTCCTCCTAGATTGAAAGTCATGTTTATGAGAACATGTTGTATATCTTCGGGAAGTGCATAGAAGTCTTCTCCTCCTTTTGACTCAAACACATGAATTGTTTCTTCTACGTGTTTTTCAAAATCGAGTTCGTAAACTTCGTCTACTCTTTCTTGTGAGACTGGTGTTCCAGCTGGTTGACCATATTCGGGGTCACCTTCTTTGACTAAGTGTCCAACACCAAAAGTTAAGTATCCTAGTGAGTCTTCATATATTTCTAAGACTTCACCTTCGTGTCTTTTAATCTGTTCCTTTAGAATCTCTTTGTTCATTCTCTTTCCTCGCTTGTTCTTCTATGAGTTCGACTAATATATCACCCATGAGATTGTTTAGTTCGTTATTATTTAGGAGTTCTTCGAGGTCATGATTTTCGGGAACTTTGACTATATCCCTTTGGAAATTTAAGTGTTTTTTACCTTCTACAAATTCTACTTTACCATAAACATAGATAACACCTTCCCATTCTCCTTTAGTAATTTGAATGCCTGACATATCAAGTTTGTTATTGTCTACTACACAATAAACCCCTTCGTCAAATAGTGGTGTATTAACCAAAGAAACTCTCCAGTGATTGTCTTCTATTAGGTAAGAATAAATCTTTATTTGTTTTAGAGAACCACCATACGTTTTCCATGTATAGTTTTTTCATAAAGTCTTGCATTGCAGTTCTATCAATACCTTCTTTATCTGATACTTGATTGTCGTCACTATCACCTTTCACGTCTGACCACTTCTCTAAGAATGCAGTAGAAGATTGAGGTCTTTGCATGATTCTCATTCCTATCTGACCTTTGAAGTGTTCTCTTAATTCGTCTACTACTTCGTCACATGAAGGGAACATTTTACCTTTCACCTTCGGATTCATAATATTAATAAGTAAGTGTCCGTCTTCGGATAACACTTCAAATGATTTTTTAGAAACTGGAATGAAGAAGTCATCTCTCCATGATTCATATTCTGAGAACTTACTCCATGATTGGTCTTCTTCATGTTCTCCACCTTTGTTATATGTCTCTGTTGAGAAATATGGTGGTGAAGTAAATGCACAATCTACTGGTGGGAATTTTTCATAAGGAATATCCTCTGCACCACTCCTATAGATTACAACTCTCTTCTCACC